TATACTGTCAGCGATCCATTAGGTTTGCTGCAGATGGCAAACTAAGAATGAGTTACAGAGGTAATTCTGTTATAATCCGCAGCTAGCAGAGGGTATTTATGAGCATTGGAAATTACACTTCATTGAAGAGCAGCATTGCAGATTTTCTCAATAGAGACGATCTGACTGTGGTAATACCAACTTTCATTAGTCTAGCGGAAGCGCAAATTAACCGTGATGTGCGCCACTGGAAGATGGAAGAGCGTGTAGAGCTAACAGCTACAGACGGCGTTGTAACGCTCCCTACAGACTGGATAAGCACGTTAGAGGTAGAGCATGTAGACTCTACAACAAGCGCATTTAAACGCAATCTAACGCCTTTCAGTGATGGTGAGTTTAGTGACCGCAGATACAACTCTAATGACTCATCAGGCGATCCTGTAGGCTACAGACATGCAGAGGGCAATCTAGAGATATTTCCACGCACTGGTACGCCAAAAGTGTCGCTGCGTTATTTGCAGAGAGTGCCAACGCTGTCATCCACAGTGACTACAAGCTGGCTGCTGACTGATAGCCCTGACATATACTTGTACGGTGCGCTAATACATGCTGCACCATATCTGGTAGAAGATAACAGGCTTGCAGTGTGGGCGCAGCTATACGGTGCTGCTGTACAAAGAGTCAATGAAGAGTCTATGAAGTCTAAAGGTTCTGCAGCTACTTTAACGATGCGCACAAAAGGCATGAACACTGGCGCTTACAGAACAAAACATTACCAGTTTAGAGGTTAATAATGGCTGACACACTCCAACCATATAATTTGCAAAAGCCTGAGGTCGGTTCAGACAACGATCAATGGGGCGACATGATAAATGGCAATATTGATAAGGTTAATAACCTGCTAAAAGGTGATACGCCGGTACAGGGTATAGATATTGTTAGCGGTTCTATTGATGGCGCTATCATCGGTGGAACTAATGCAGCAGCTGGTACTTTCACTACTGTTACTGCAACAGCAACTGGCGAGGGCGCTGATAATTATAACATCGCCGGCTTATTCAAGGGTAATATTGTAGCTACTGACGGTTCAGTAATACTAACAAATGGCACTGATGGCACAGACGCTACTTTCACTGGTACTGCATCATCACTGTCAAACTGTACAGCTACTGGCGCTGAATTAAGCACGTTGACAGACTCTGGTATGACTGCAGCTAAAATGGCTAACCTTGCAGACTTAACCGTTGCAGAGGTTGATATCTTAGATGGCGCAACTATTACTACTGATGAGCTTAACCATCTAGCTAACGCAACTAGCGAAATACAGACACAAATTGATGGCAAGCAAGATACCTTAACAGCTGGCACTAACATTGATATTGTAAGCAGCACAATCCATGCGTCTGGCTGCCCTGATGTCATAGTTGACGGGACTGTTAATGTCGCTAACGGGATCGCAGTAAACTCAGGCCTGAACATCCCAGTTTCAAACTTAATACTTGACCAAACCAGTAATGCGTCAATTGTTGCTGGTGTTATTAATTTGCCTGCTGGCACATATCTTTACGAAGGCACGGCTATACTGCGGAATACCGATCCCGATAGCGATGTAGGTAAAGCAGACTTACAGTTGGAAACTGATGATGGGACTGGCATTGGTACTCCATGCTCTAATTATGTAGGTGAGCGCGCAGCAATTAACGCTAGTGTCATTGGCACATTCATTACAGATGGCGATGGGTTTAGATTAAAAGCAACAAGTAACGAAACTAGCAGTAGAATTAAATATGGTGATGCTAATGGTACTGCTGTTAGACAAGCATCAACTATTAAGTTTTGGAAAATTCGATAACATGAGGCAAAACAATGGGTAACCCATATAAAGGTCGGCCACCTGTACAAACTGGCCAAGTAGCGGACATGATTCCTCACGTCAGCGGCTCAGACACTACATTGGATTCTGGCGATGTTGGTATTGGTATGTATGTAACAGTAGCCGGCAATGTAAAGTTTTTGTCTGCTGCTGGTGTAGAGCGAACAGTCGCAGCTGCTGCTAACAGCTACATTATTTGTGGCGTATCAAAAGTGATAGATTCAGGAACTACAGCAACTGGCGTACATATACTGGTAACTTAATATGATTCGGCTATCGGCGACACTCCCAAGTAATGCAGCTACTGGCAAAGCAGGCGCTGCGCCTTTTACTATTGATGGTCTTTTTTCAGGCGGTGTAGAAGGGTATTTCTACGATATGAATGACACTGACACTCTGAAAAGCGATACTGCAGGCACGACTGCTGCTGCAGTTAAGGGCCCTGTGGGCAAGATTATAGACAAGTCGCCAAATGGTAACGACCAGATTGCTGTCAGTGATACGAGGCGTGCAACTTTAGCCAGAAGGCCTATAAATACAGCGCGTAGAAACAGATACAGCACTACCGGCGGATCAGAAGATTGGACATCTAATAGTACCAGCAACGTGACATACTCTAAAGGCACAGAAACATCGCCAATTAGCGCGATTGTGCATACTATGGAAAATTCTGGCACAACAGTAATTTACAAGGTTGTAAACTCTACTGGTATCGACACAAGTGGCAATATGACAGTTACGTTTTATGCTAAGCTGGACACGCAAACAGCAAGTAATCCATGTAACGGCATACTGCTGTTGCAAACATCGCAGACCCACAGTGTTGCTTTCAATCTTGACAGTGAAACAGTGTCATCGTCTGGTACTATTGTTTCATCATCATTAACAGCTGTGTCAGGATACTCTGGGTGGTACAAATGTGTATTTACTGTTGCCGGCCATGATTCAGGGTATTATGTGTTGATGACGGATGGCTCTACGTCTTTTACAAATACTGTTGCTGTTGGTAATAAGGTAAAGATTCAAGGCATGCAGCTGGAAGATGGCAACTCTTCAACTAATTATCAAAAAGTTAATGGGAATGACGATTACACAGAGGACGGCATAACAACCATACATTACCTTAGTGTTGGTGCTGATGCTTACACCGCAAGCAGCGTAACGCATGACAACAATAAAATGACAGTAGTGGCGCGCGCTAAATCTAACAACGGCACAGGGTATGGTACTGTTGTTGATGGGTTAGGCGGCGGCTCGGGTCAGGGATACCGTGTAAGATACGATGGTGATAATGAAGCATATAACGGCCTTCAAACTGTTGGCGGCAGCATAAGTGCAAGCGTTGCAGATCAGCTGTCACTAATCAATACAATTGCATTTGAAATAGACCGTAGCAGCAATACGCAAACAATTTCAACAAGAAACACGCTTACAAGCGATACGCAAACGACAAGTGTAACAGCTAGCGCAAATTTTGATAATAATGATGTCAATCTTTGCCATCGAGCCACTGAAAGTGACATGCTTAGTGGTGATGTGCATAAAGTTATCGGAATTAACGATGAATTGAGCAGTGGCGATCTTGCGTCACTGCAGGCTCTATTTGAAAATCAATCAGGAACACTATAATGGCGGTAAACACTACATTAATATTTACGGATGCTAATAAATCAGCAGCTATAGAGGCTGTAAATTCTTTTCGCGGCTATCAAGCGCCATTCACATGGGCCAGCAACATTAACATTGAGCTAACTGATGGCGAAAATACGTTTTGGGCATTGAGTGGCTGGGTTGATGACGCAGAGATGAATATATTAATCAATGATTATGTGCTTGAGGCTCATTTTCCAGCTGATATAGACGCAGCATTATCTGGCAGTACATTATCTAAAGTTTAAGGACATCATTAGGCAGTAAGGCTGGAATTACACTTTAACTAACGCAGCATGAGATATGAACAGGAAAAAAGCTATGGGTGGTGAGGAGACAAAACAAGTTATTGATGTTGTCGCTGCTTCTACAGGCGTAATGTCACTAGCGGCTTGGCTTCCGCCTTTAGCTAGCTTATTCACTATAGTGTGGCTGGGTATTCGCATCTATGAAAGCCCAACCGTGCAGAACTTAATACACAAAAAGTGATAAGACTAGCATCTCTCATACTGTGGTTGTTAGCAGGGTATGCTGTCGCTGAGACATCTCAGGATGGCAGCCTAAATACTAACAATCAAGATAGTACAGTAAATAGTAATAACACTACCAACGATAACAGTGTTACTTACTCAGGGACAGGCGCAGCAAGCAAGATACCAGTAGGCTCAGCAATATCGCCTAGTATGCAGTCATCAGGTATGGAGACATGCTTACAGGCTATAGCTACATCATTTCAGACCGTTGGGTTTGGCTGGGCTGGCGGTAAGTATATGAATGATGAGGCTTGTAACCGGCGCAGAGACGCATTGCTGCTAGATAAGCTAAATATGAAAGTAGCAGCCATTAGCAGGCTGTGCCAGAGCATAGATAACTGGAAGGCTATGTTTACTGCTGGGACACCATGTCCAATAGTGTCAGGCGGCAGACTGGTAGCAGGGCGCAAGAGCTACTTATTTATGAAGCAGAATCCAGAGCTATACATACCAGATTATGGCCCTGATACTGAAGATTACTACAACAGCGTACTCAATATAGGGGTGGTACAGGATGATGAAGAAAGCGATATGTCTATTTCTGATAGGTTCCGCAGCACACGCAAGTCAGCTGAACCAACTGATTGATGCGTCTACAGAGATAGTCAACCAGCTAGACACCGGTATTATTTATACTGGCACGGCGACCTCGTTTGCATATACAGGCACTGGCATGTCTGACGGCACATTATCCGACAACGCTAAGATATCTGCACAGCAGGTGAAGGCATATAATGACGCACTGTCTGGAATGGCTTCTTATTTGCCATATGGCAGCGTCTCAGACGTTTTAGAGCAAAAAGCAAGCCATCATATAGCCTTGATGGAAGATAGCGTAGAAGCGTTTACAGGAGCTGTGGTAGAGCTTAGCACAACTATACAAGTGCAAGAGATGGCACAGGAGAGTGTAGGCAATCCAGCTGAAGAAGAACAGGTGCAAGAATTTGTAGTACAAAATGAAGGCGTACTAGCAATACAGCAGGATACTGTAGATACTTACAACGAAAGCCTTGACTCAATAGAGTCTAATGCCAATACAGCTGCAGCGTTTATCAGTGTGGCAGCCAATGAGGAAGCAGTAGCATTTTTAGAGCAGGGCGCTGTAAATAACAATTCAGTGGCAGATGAAGCCATAGTAACATATAGCGCAGAGCAGCAATGGGTAAGTATGCAGTGGGCTGGTACAAATAATGCCACAGCGGTTTACCTAAACGGTCAAAACTTTGGCCTTGATATGTATATGACAGAGGCAGATATCTACGCAGCTGGTCAGGAGACAGAGTTTTATCTAACTGGCCCAACTGCACAAGGATATAACTGCTTTATGTACGGTACGGATTGTTCATATGAGTCTATCGGAAACTGAGTTAAAGATAGGTAAAACGTCTTTTAAGGGCGTTTATATTGCCATAGTCTTATCTCTAGCTACATCGCTATCTGGCGTTATATGGACTGCTAGTAGCCTGTACGCACGCCTTGAAGCTGTAGAGCAGCGCAAAATACCTAATATCAAACCACTAGACGAATCTGTGCAGCTTATTAAGCAGCAGCTAGTAGATAACGATGTAAGCCAATTACAGGCTAAATTAGCCACTTTAGGCACAAACCTTGAAACTATACTCGGACAGCAAGAAAAGCTCTTAGAACTGCAGCAAGAGGTGTCTGAGCTGTCTAAAACAATAGAAGGCATAAAAGCCACGGTAGCTGAGGCAAAACTGCTCAGCGAATCAAATAAAAATGTTGCAATCGAGATAGATAATATCTGGGATGCACTTGACCATATGGCGAACCCACTACGATGATACAGCAACTAATAGGGCCAGTGTCCGGCTTGCTAGACAAGTTTATACAGGATAAAGACGAAAAGGCACGGTTAGCGCATGATATCGCTACAATGTCTGAAAAGCACGCGCAGCAGATTGCACTAGCGCAGATAGAGGTCAATAAAGCAGAAGCAAAAGGCAACTGGTTTCAATCGAGTTGGCGACCAGCTACTGCATGGGTCTGTGTTGCAGGTTTTGCAGTTAATTTTCTTATTAGCCCGTTGGCTGCGCCATTCGGTATAGATGTACCGCAAGCTGATACATCTACTATGCTGCCTGTGTTAATGGGTATGCTAGGTCTTGGCGGCCTAAGGACTATGGAGCGCGTAAAAGGAGTAGGTAAGTAATGCCACTAGTACCACTTGATATACCAGCAGGCGTTGTTAGACACGGCACTGACAGTGAGTCAGCCGGTAGATGGCGTGATGTTAATTTTGTGCGCTGGGAAAAC